CTCCATAAATGAAAAACCCGCCGTAGCGGGTTGAGATTTAAATCAGTAGGGTTATTAGATTGCCTGGTCTAACAGCGCCTCAATTTGGGCATCCGTCATACCGGCAAACATGGCCTGTAGCTGATCAGGCGAAGCATTAGCAGCTTGCTCCAAAGGTGAGGCCGTATGAGTTGTTGTTACCCCAAGATCTGACGGTGAGCTAGGTACTTGCGTCGCCGCAGTTGCAGCGGCCAATTTCTCAGCGGCAATCCGTTGAACATCTGAGTTGGTCGTCGTGGCGGTGGTTGTCGTAACCTGCTCTTGTTGAGCCGATTCACCGTAGGCGGCCTTGGTGCGTTTCGCGACTTCCACAAAGCGCTCAGTTAAAGACTTATCTTTCCATGCAGGGTCATTTTGCAGATTAGTATCAATGTGTACTGCCAGTGTGAAACGGTCAGGATCTTGGTCCTGCCATGACTTCAGGTCAGGTACAGCATTCATGGCATCCATTACTGGGTTGCCGTTCGTGACCGGTGCTGGCTGACTCTGCTGCAGGTAATCGATTTTCTGCACCATCGTGTCCAGCACTGCCGCCATCTCGGGGAAACTATCGCGTATGGCATCGATTTGTTCAGGTGTAACCTGAGCCTTCTCAGGTAATGGAGCAGGTTGCATACCAGCGGAGTTGATTTGTCGGGTCAACGCCTCAAGCTGGCGCTTTGTATCAGCTAACTCAGTTGCAGCTTGCTGATTGGATCCTGCCAAACGCTGTTTTTCTGCCCGCTCGGCCACCAGCACGTCGTAAGGAATAACGTGCTGACCATCTTTGCTGAGAATGCCTTTCGGTTTCTCAGAACCTTCAGTGGTTGCCGCTTGCGTGGTGGCTGTCGTTTTAGTGATCGGCACTTCAGTGACTTGTGCTGTAGTCGTCGCGCCCGGCGTCAGCTCGTCTTTCTTATCGCCCGTATTTACTACTGCTGCACTTGCATCGTTAGTAACAACAGTAACGGGCGTAGTCGTAACCGCTGCTGTCTGTGTTACATCAGAAATATCCACATCACCAAATCCATCGATTAGCGCTTCCAACTCTTCTGGCGTTTCATTACCTGTTAATTCAATGTCCACGTTATAACTCCTGCATGACTATTTACCGGATAGATCCGAATGAGGAAGGCGTATCGCTGCCCATGCGAATAAACACTCTTGGGTAAGAGCGCTTAGCGGCATAAACCGAATTGGTAGAAAAAGAAAAGCCCACGCGTTGTGGGCAAGTTATTCAGATGAAAATCAGAGACGCCAGAAAGCAAAAAGCCCCGCGTTTAGGCGAGGCTTAATTCGGTGCAATGTAGTGCATCTTTCGGAAATTTAGCGCTTATTCTGCATGCTTGCAATAGCTAGAGTGGCAATTGATCAATTTGTCCCTGAATAGTACTCATCATTTCATCACGTAAAGCGCCTATCTCCTCGGTTACATTCTGCATGTCTTGCAGCACTTGGCCCGTTTTAGCCTGAGTATAAGCATCATTGAAGCGCTGACCATTGGCCAATGTGGCCTCACGTTCCGCTTGGGCATTAATGCGTTGTGCTTCGGCTTCCAATTTTGCAACCTTACCAGCAATTTCGCGCATGGCGAGTTCTTGTTGTTGCTGCTGTAGCTGTTGCTCCTGCTGTGCGGCTTGCTGTTCTTCTGGTGTCATTTCATCCGGAGATTTCGGTGTCCCCAGCGCCCCACGGATCCGCTCAATAAACTGCTGTTTGTTCGGCAGGTCTAGCAGTTCTACCCACATATCAAGCACGCTGACTTGAATCTGCGGCGGTAACCCGACAATAACTTCAGACAATCGTTGCGCCAGTTGTGATTTATAGGCCGGTGTCTGTTGAATCGGTGCCAGTGCGATATGCGCCCGCAAGCGTGATATGTCATTATTCATACCACCCACTTCTTCTTCGGCATTCAACACCACCTCTTTGCGCTTACGAGGGTCATCACGATTGATTACCACTGGATAATTCCTGCGCTTTGTTAATTCTTCCAGCAAATAGCACAGTAATAACTGGCCGACCTGCTGGCAAGCGAACTGATAGTTATCGTTGATCTCCGCCAGAGTGGTCGCCCCCTGCTCTACCAGGTTGCTGATGGCTACTCCACTGGCCGCGTTGGAATCTTGCCCGAGGAATGCAGAGTAAACCCCAAGCCCATCTTGGATCAGCTTCATTGACTCCTGCATCACCTGAAACTGCTGCTGGGCGACTTGGAAGTCCTGCTGGATATTTAATGCGTCTGCGGCGGTGGTTTTATTGGCGCGGTTGGGGTTGAGGTTAATGACCCCATCCGGGCGCTCGATCTCTTCGGCCAACTGTTTATCGGTCATGTTGGTCGCATCTGCATCCTTAATCACTCGTTTGGCTTGCAATAGCCAGGTCAGTTTGATGCGACGGAAATTGACTTCATCCTGTGCCGGAATAGCGCGGCAGGCCAAGCCATACGGCGCTCCAGTTTTGTCTTTACGATAACCCCAAAATGGAATCAGCGGGAACATGCCCTGTGGTGCGGTACATGGGCGGTCGATGATAAAATGAGGACCGACAAACCACGATTCGCGGATCCGGCTGACTCGCGCCATGGTTATCTGCACCCGACCAGTGGCCACTGCTACGGCATGCATCACGTTATTCTTGTCGTATTCCACCACTCGGCCATTACTCAGTTGCAGGATTGGCAGGCGCTGGAAAGTGCGATAGTAGATAACCTGAAGCAGTACGCGTTTACGGTTTGATGTGACCCACTCGGTACTCTCACGGCTCCATGATTGATACTCTTCGTACGCACTGATCAAATCAGACTCTTGTCCCTCAGCTAAGCTAGTATCAACAAAGCCCTTCCACTCGTTGAGTGAATAATCGATTATTTGTGCTTTATCTGGGAAAGTCCCTTTAACCTCATCCACATCCAGCCAGCGCTTACGCATCAGCCAACGGCAATCACTTAGATCCGCCTCGCGGCTGAACCAATCCCAATAAACTTCATTACGATGAACGGTAGAGACTTTGAATTTATTGGCAAACGGATCATCATTACGACGCACCTCCACCCACGATAACCCGGCTTTGATTTGCTCGGCATAAGCATCACTGCGGGCCTTATTCAAACCACTTAACCGGCAAGCATCAGCAAACTCAGCATTGACGGCCTCGGCCATGACTTCCATTTCTTCATTGGGATCATCAGCAATCACCATTAAATCAGTACGTGTCTTGGCTTCCATGCCCAACACGCCGTCAATCGTTGGTGCGATAAGGTTATGTTGCGTTAATGGCTGCCCGCGTTCCCGCAGCTTTGCGACCACCTCAGGCGCAAGCTGATCCCCGTCATAATAAGCACAAGCAGTATTAGCACTGGTGCGCCAGTCTGGCTGATGGTCAATATCTGAAGAGATATCCATCAAGCGCTCAAGTGTGAAACGGTCACGGTTTACTGGCTGAGCAGACTCAGTTTGATTAGTAGCGGTATTCATCAGATAGCCATCCAGTGTTTAGGTTTCGAGCGGTCAATAGGTGTGTGTTTTGGACGTGCTGGCATACGTGCTCTCATTTCTTGTGCAATTGCATAGCTCATCACCTGGTCATCGAAGCAACCCGTTTGGGCATTCATACGGCCCCGCGTGTCATAAACGTAGGTGTTCAATTCGTTGATGGTGCCAATCCAGCGAACACCGGAGGCGTTCTCTCGAAGCAATGTTTTAAGCCCCTCAATAATGACCGGCTTGCTTTGTGCGGTAGTTAACCAGCCCAGTTTTGGCGTTTCATCATCGTGGTCACGGTCGAGATATTGCTCTGAATAGATAGATCGGTGTGGGTAAACTTCGCGTAATTTTTGTATGACTGCGTGACCGTGGTTGTTCCGTTCAGGACCAATGAAGGCCGTGTTGTACCAACGGCCAACATGGGCCATCAGTTGAGCGAATAGCTCAGCATCAAGATAGCCGAACCAGTGAGCGACCTGTTCACCGCTAGACTTTTTCACCACATCAAATGATGATCGGTCACGGTTTTCCAGCCCTTCAGCCACATCTCCGCCAATGGCGTAATCTTCATCAGGGTCCGGCAGTTCCCACACTAATAAGTGATTCAGTAAAGTGCGTTGAAGTTCTTCTGCATTGCCAGCACGTAATGCCTGAACTTTGGTTCGTTTACCGGTGACTGGCTCAATGTCATATACCAGCAACGGGGACTTACACTGACCTTCGGCCTTCATAACATTAATGGCGGCGAATACACGGCGGCCAGATGTTAGAAATGCCTCAGACGGCGTGCTGGGGAATTCCTGTTTCATTTCCTCCTGCTGCTCAATTTCTTTGCGGACATACCACTGCTTTTGTTCATCAAGCAAAGTGATACCCATCGCTTGCTCAACAGCAGCAAAATACTCCTGATGGTATTTACTTAAACGCAGGCCGCCAGCGGGTACAGGAGCCTGATACTTAGGATCCTGCCACCAGGCAAAGAAATGGAATTTATAATCTTGTGATGTGAGCGGTAGATTTAATTGGCCTAAATCCATTGCTCGCGTGCTCATGGTATGGAAATCGCCACCAACACCTTCAGCGGTGCTTTCAATAAAAACAATACAGCCGTCTTTAATGGCGTTTAGCGTACCAGTTCTAACCTCTTTCGCTTTAGCTGGATACGTAGCGCAAATCTTTCCATGCTCTGAAATATGTAACCGTTGAACTGTCCCCGAACGAAATGAGGTTGATACACGTATCTTGGAACCGTGGGCAAACTCAATATGCCCACCATTTGCTCCTTCACGTCGAGTGCTCACAGGAAAGGTGGCGCGTAACCAAACAGGCAAGTTATCAAAAGGAATAGATATTTTGGTGCTAAATATTTCCCCTGCCGCTGGTAAGTCCTGGGCGATGATCCCGCAAGAGAGATTGTTGTTAAACAGCGCTTGATCCAGAAGGTAAATATCTATGCCCGTTGAGAAGCCTAATTGACGGGCTTTTAGAATGATATTTCGATAGTGCATATTTTTGAACAATTCCCGCTGCGCGGGACGCATACGGAAGGTTACCAGCTCACCATCTTCATTGACGATCTTGTACAAGTTATTCAACCGCCACCAAACATCAGATAAGTGTGCTTTGATATAGGCGATCTGTTCTGCCTCCCCCATTGCTACAATGTCTGTATCGTTAAGCCTATTATCTTGTGTCACAGCAAACCATCCTGCCCTGAATCTCTAACTTCCTTCACCGCTTCACTGAGTGGTGTTGTGACCCCTTTTCCTTCCGAAGTTAATTTTTGGGTTTCCGCCTTCAGCTTAGAAGTGGCTGCTTTGATACGATACATATCAGCCGTTAAACGAGGCCCATTGATGGCATCCAGCCTTAATTTACTCAAACTATTCTCTATTGATTCAATGCGACCAATATTTCTATCCAGAGCAGATTCCGCCTTTAGCAGCTTGTCATACAGTTCGATACGCGCTTCAACTGATCCCGCCGCCACGAGATCCTCGTGGATTTTCCGCATGGTTTTAGTAACAGACAACGCACGCGCTCGAGTGAATATCAGTTCGTCATGAAGATCGGAATCTGCTGCAGCCTCAAACAAGTCATCTGCATCAAGATATCGAGCATAAGCACCGTGCTTTCTTGCCGTTTGGTTTCCGGGAGTGAAGGCACCAACGGGATTGGGATTACCTGAATTACCTTCTGAATGACGATTACCCTTGCTGAATCGCCCGTCTCCAGACCTTCCGGAGTTCGGTTTCTCGGGGGGCTCAGAGTCCGGATCGCTGTCATCGTCTGCGTCCGATGATAATTCCTGTTCCTCCTCTTCCCCTTCATCACTGTTTGCGCACTGTTGCGCAGTAGTATCTGATTGCGCATTGTGCGCAGTTCTACGGGGTTTCTTTTGCGCAGACTGCGCAGCACGAGGTTTGATGTAGCGGCGTGCTGATTGGTAATTAAGCCCATGCTGTTCACACCATTGCTGAGCAGTAATCCCTGTATCCGCGTTGTCCGCCAGAAATGCAGTTTGTAACGCTTCCCAATCATGCTTTGCCATAGTGTTCTATTGGTCTGTTGTGGGCCATTATTGAGCCACCTCTTGGGAAGTGACTCTGTAATGACTTAAACAGCCTGAATCCCTATGTTCTTATCAGCACGGAGAACATCCAGTACATGCTGGCTACTTAGCGCCCTTACCGGTTCCCGTAACTCAAATGGGAAACCATCGACTTTCACGATTTGCCCAATAGGCAATTCATACTCACCAACGGAGTTGACCACTGTCTCATTACCTACGATGGTCCAGTCCTCTGCTAACATATCCGTTTGGGATGCCAGCCAGCCTGGTTGCATTTCACCAGTAGCTGTTTTCATGTCAATGTGGGCGTTGATAGTCACAATACCTTGGGGAGAAACGGCTAAATCTGCGTATGGTGTTCCCTCGCAAGGTTCTACATCTTTAGTGCCTGAGATAAGAATTAGAAACATCCCTTTGCCATTCCACCCAATGCGGGCCACCTTGTATCCAGCTTTCAGTGCTTGAAGTGCTTGTCCGAAATTCATAGTAATTTCCTGTTGAAGTGATTTGTTAACCTAATTTGGCGCGCACAAGACAATCCTTGGCCTCTAATAACTTACGCAGGCCAGCCGCTTTCTCTGCGCTATCGGGCAACTGCTCATCCATTGCAATAGCTAAATCACCAATTGGCTTACTGACTTCCTGAAGCACTGGTGGTAAATGGGTATATGCAAAATATTTGATAATTGGTGAATGCATGACTCACTCCTGTTTGCTTTGTTGTTGTGATGGCAGACTGCGGATCGATTCTCTATCGTTATTAGCTTGGTCTAACAGGGTCAGCAACGGGTCAATCCACAACACGGCTTGGCGGTATGTCATTCTGCGGGGGGAAGTGGTACCAGCAGCGGTTCCGTCAGGCTGGCCGGAATTGCGCATTGCCCTGGCACGTAAACGGTTCGTATAGTCGTACATCCGCTGAGCAGTAGAATCAGGGATGTACTGATTAGCGCATTCCTCAACTTTGAGGTCTTTGCGGTTTTCAATTTGCCTTTCCTCGCTTTTGCCAGAAATGGTGACATTATAACTACCGGCTTGCGCCGCTATCTCATTTGAGCGCTGGAACTGGAAAGCCTGTAATGCCAGAGTGGCTTTCGATTCATCCAGATCAGATTGCAGTTGCAATAATTGCCTGCCTTTCTCCGCAGCAGATTGATGAAAATAGAGTGCGGTACCGCCGAGGCACAGGACCACAATTGCGATAATGAATTTTGTGGACATATCAGGATCCGGGCTTAAAGCCGTTTGCTATGAAAAAAGCAGGGGTAATGGCAGACACCAGCAATTCAGATTTCACGTAGCGTTACCAAAGCAGCTTAAAAATGGGTATTACTGGCTAATTTATAAGGGGTTTATGGCATCAGGCATAATTCGCGCTCGACTTCACGGCGATTCACTAACCCCTTCCAGACCTTGCCACCTGCCTTAATCCATCTGCGCAGCTCATCGCACGCGCCAGAAGTGTCGCCACGGTTGAGCTTTTTCACCATGGTGGAATGGGTCATTGCAGTAATACCAACGTTGTAGCCAAATGATGCCAATGCGGCTTTGCGGAAATCAGGCATTGGAACGTTAACGATGCGGTCAATGGTGGCAAATACGGGGATCAGATCTTGGTGTAGCAAAGCATCACATTCAGCATCGCTATAACGTTTGCTGGGAATAATATCTTTGCCGGTATGACCATCGCAGACCGTTAGCACGCCAACCACATCACGATAAGGGGTATATTCGCGCCCTTCCAGACCATCGCTGCCGCCCACCATGGCGATTGCTATTGCCATTGCACCGCCGATTGCCGCACCCATGACTTTCTTGCGCAACGCGGGGGACATTGCCATTATTCCCCCTTCGCCGCTTTCCGCTTATCTTCGCGCACCTTGAAATATAGGTTGGTTAGGAATGTTAGGAAAGCAAACATCAAGCTACCCAGCACACCAATAGCCGCCCATTGCTCAGGGGCAAATCCATTCAGTAATTGTTTAAACCAAAACAGTGCGCCGCCACCGCTCGCGGTATAAGAGATACCGGTTGTGAGCCTCTCCATTTTCATGCTCCACCTCCCCGGCTTGGGGAAATAAAAAAGCCTGCTGGGCGAACCATGCAGGCTTTGGGTGTAGTCAGGACTGACCGGAACTGACCAATAAAAAACCGGAGCAGCTTTTAAGCATACTCCGGCATCTTTGTGTAATTTAGCGCGTTAATGATGTAGGGTCAATCATTGGTCAAAAGTCTTTTTCTAGCTGAATTCTTTCAATTAAAACCTCACCAGCACTCGATTCTTCAACATATAGCCAATGCATACATTCTTTAACCAGAGGCACATATTGCGCCGCCCAATCCCCACCGGATATCTCAGCCCCTATGATACCCATAGATTTGCGCAGGTGTTCCATTGTCGGCGGTATACGGCCACTGCCGCCGCACTCGTTGCATATTTCGGGATGAGGCCGCAGGGTTTTACCGGCACCGTGACAACGGGGGCAGACTTGCTTTATCGCCGCCTGATGATTAGCCCACGCCCGCAGTGCACCACGTTCTGTTTTGATTTTAGACTGAAGGGTTTTTATTTCGTCTGCCAGTAATGCGATAGTGCCATCATCAAGTGCCTGCGCTTTATCTCTTTCCAGTAATTTGATTTGCTGCTGGAGTCCATCAACGACTTTTCTGGTGATACCTGTACGGGAGCCGTAACGACGCAGTAAAGTGGCAATTTGCTCTACCTGCGCCGGAAGGTTTCTATCCAATACCATATTAAGTGCCAACTGGCAGGCAGCAATAGCTCGCGCTGGATGTGGTCGCTTATGCAACCACACACCAATGCCCGCCCGTAAGCGCTGCTCGGCTTGGCAGTCATTACGGTATTTGGTCATCAAGATATCGAAGCCAATGGGATGTTGGTGCTGGCAGGTGGCGAAAGTCCCTAATATCTGGTCTTTGGTCAGAACGGCACGACCCCGGCCAATATTCAGCGATTCAATGCTGACGCAGCGCGGATCGTGCATTTTGATAAGTTGTTCAATTGCAGTGGTCATTGGTCAGTCCTGTGTTTTAAATTCACAGGAATGATTTTATAGTTCATTTCACAAATCGCAATAATAATTAAATTATTGCAAAAAATGAAATCACTTTGTATTCCCATCATGTACGAAATCATCACTACCAACACGATGAGAACCATAAGCAACTTTATAATCAGAGTCATACTCGGCTCTTTTTTCTAAAGCTTCTTGCTCAGTATTAAATGTTTCAACAAAGTGCCACGGTGAATTGCGGAAAACTCCGTATCCGAGCACCCATCCTTTGTTATCTGGATCTATTAAGAAACTACTATAGTTTTTCATTTAACCCCCAAGGTATTTGCCATTTACTAAGTAAGAAATAATAGCACCTTTAGCACTTAAGAAACTGTAGGAGACATCTACTTTGTAACCTATGTCGCCAAGTTTCGATAACCAACAATTCTGATTATTATTTACATGTCCCTTGCTACTCTTCATCTCTATCCACAACCCCGCATACCCACCGCGCGGCAGCGCCAGAAACAAATCTGGTACGCCTTTCCTCAAACCTAGCCGCTTGGCATCCCTCGCCGCCTTTGGTCCACGTTTCCCTTCATTGGGTATATGGATCAGATAATCCCCGATACAAATACCATCGATAACGGTTTTATCTGCCCACTCAATCAGCGCTGCCTGTTCTTCGGTTTCTGCCTGGTGGTTAACCTTGTGAACCGTTCCATTTCGTACTTCCAGCTTGGCTTTTGTTCGAACAAGGTCAATGGCATCAATTTTATTTATCAAATTTTCGTCAGTTTATCGTCTAATAGATAGTTATATTTTTCTGGAAGGAGAGCAAATTCGCCCCAACCCAAACCTGCCAAACACAAACCAGTCCCACTCTTTTCAACTATCCCATACATAATAATGTAGCGTCCCTGGCTATCAGTTCGGATCCCTTTATCTTGAGCATCTTTATTTTCTTGCTTAAAATAAAAATCAGAGTAATTGTCATTTCTTGGCCAATTCAATCGAGTCATCCGTATTGAGTGATCCAAAGGTTTTTTACTCCAACTACTTAATATTTTTCCAAAATATAGCCTTGGTGAATCAGTAATATCTTTAATCACTTTTATATCAACCAACAATCTGTCAAGACGTTCCGCATTTTTTTCACCAGGTAAAACAAAGAACTTATAGTAATTATTGTCAAAATTCCGACAAAAACCTGCGACTGTAGTTATTACATTTGGCAAAGAAAAAGACTCACCTGTATGCCTGCCAATAGCAACTTCCGACAAACCACCATCGATATCTTCTAAATAGTTTTGATCGTAAATTCCGATTTCAGACTTTTTTATTTCAGGGCGATCTGTCATAAATGCTTTCACAATTGTCAATTGATCATCTGAAATCGCTTTTTTAGCTTCTTCTTCGTTTAAATATCTTTTCCCTTCAGCTGGTTTAGAACGCAAAAAACAAGGTACATCACGAAAAGAACGTAGATGAGCAAAACTGGCGTTTCGACCATTTGTTGTCGTATCCTTATGTTTCGGCCTTCTAGTCAGTGGTGTAAAGCATTCTGGGCAGAAAATAGCTTGATCCATCTCTAGGGTAAATTCACTAGGTAGAACTCTTCGCCCCTGAGACTTTAAAACTGGAATTGAGTGTATCGTCCTTTTCCATGTTGAATGAAAATAGGCAAACTTGATTCTAAAGGTGCTTTGATCTTCCATGCATTCCACCAAATTGGTTTAAATATAAAGTAACTCTTATCAATTATTTTAAGTTCGTTCAATGACACACATCATTTTTCAATCAGTTGGATGAGGCCACAACAGAAAAAATATTTAAAAGTTAAATGCAATGCCAATAATATCGTTTCCTCAAGCTCTCCGGGCTGCCAGTTATAAGGCACCCGGCCATCAATAACATCATGGCAGCAGTTACACCCAAATACGGCCCAGTAGTCATCTGACTTATACCCCATGCCGTGGGTTGAACTGGGTAAATGGCACAATACCGTTGTTTCTGGATTGCTATTACAGATGCCGGGTATCTGGAGCGTGCAGCATTGGCCCCGCGCAGAATCGCGCAGGGCTTTGCTTCTAAATGCCGAAGATTTCATATCAATACTCCAGCAACCGGTTAACTGCCTGTTCCATCTCATACTCGTCATCAAAGTGCTGGCCTAATGTCTCATTCCAGATAACACCGGCCACCCCTTTATAAATTCGGTCAAAAACGCCCTGATCCATATTCACGAACGCAATACTCCAGCGCTGCTTCAATGTGCCGCCCTCTGGGTTGGGCATCAGGTCATAGAATCCGGCTTTGATCATGACGTGGTTGAAATAAGCGGAGTCCGTCTTTACCGCCTCTCCATCAAACCTTTTCTGGCGCTGCCTGATTACTCTGTCTAGCACCGCCTGAGCGATAGACTTTGTCACCTTCTCATAGAGTTCCGGATCTCCTGCAGCGCTGCCCACGGCTTTTGCTACCTCGTGAGCTATCCACTCTTCAGGTGCGCTAACAAAGGTCCAATCCGGTACCCAATAAGAGAACCCCAGCTCGAGCAGTTTCCAGAACTTACGGTGATGCTTCAGGTTGCGCCGGTCACCAATTGGGCTCATTGAAATTGGAGTGCCCGCAGGCACCCCCTTCATAGTTTCCCGATCATGGTCAGTGGCGTACTTGATTCCACCCCCAGGTAACAGCACGCCCAATACTTCAGTCTTTTTCTTTCTCGGGGACTTAGTTCGCGGTGCTGTTGTCATAACCCACCCTCAGGATCAATGAGGAGCAGTTTGGTGGCATTCGGAGCCTGATCACCCCAGACATCCCACCCCAGTGATGATGTACGAGCAAATAGCTCTATACGTCGGGCATTCTTGAATCGCCGCTCTATCTGCTCACGGAAGAAATGAGGCTTGCCAGAATGGATACCTGTATATTTTTCTTCATACACTGTGTATTGGTTTCTCTCGGTCTGTTTGCCGCAGACTTTGCCGCGAGTGAACAACAATAAAAATTCAGCGTCATTCATTCCCCAAGGACCAACAACACCGTGACGGCTACCAGTATGCTTCTTCTTTTCCCAAACCTTATCGACTCGAATGAATTTAAACCCCCACGCAGCTCCGACAATCAACGCCTCTGATATCATGGCGCCCGTCACCCACATGAACAGCGCAGCATTTTGGCTGGCTATGCTTTTAACCTGCATTGCGCATAGTTCTGCAACTGACATTGTGGAATATTCAAGACTAACGCCACGATTTGGCTTGCTGCCATACTGCCAGGGTGGATCGGCATAAATGACATCGTAAAGCGGCGACGGCAGTGCGACGGCAATTCGCTGCCCGAGCCAATGCATGACATTGACAGCCATGCTGTTACCGATCGCTTTATATCTTGGGCCATCAGCAGAATTACGACGGGTCTCTTCTGTTGTCATTTCAGGAAAGTGATGTCGGAGATATAAATACTCATCTGCCCTGATTTTTTTGGTCTTTCCATGTGGAATAAGGGTGTAGTTATCCGGAATACCTTGCAGGCGCTCACACTCGACAACAGTCAGACGGCGAACATCCATACCATCAATAATTGCCGGAGGTTGCCCACCATTGGCATTGCTTTCTGTGCTGTTCCCTGCCCGTAATGTCGGAGAGATATTAAACGAAATATCACCGCCTGAGTCTTTATAACTAAACGCATATAACGGGCTATGGGAAAGGACTGCCGGAATCTTGTTACACTGTAGTGCGCCGCTGATCTCACAAAACCCAAGCGATGAAGATGTATTTCCAGCCGCCTGCCAGTTGAAAGCAATAGCCAGATCCGTTGCATCTTTGTAATCTCTGGCCTTGCAGGTCGAAGCTGTTTCATCATCGGCATACTCACCCAATGCAGTCATTCTGAATGCTTTACTCAGAACTAAATGGCCGGCTCTGTCCTGGTTGTCATCTGCACCACATGTTCCAACGCCGTTTGCAGTAAGGGCGGTAACTGCTTTCCCCGTTTCTCTGCTCGGCGCAATATCCCTGCGCAGGCTGTCGAACTCAAATAATACTTCTGCGGGATTAATGTCATCTCTAGCACTTGCGACAACGAACACACGGCGGCGGCGTTGGGCCACTCCGAAATATTGGGCGTCTTTGATGATCCATGCGATTGCTCTTTTGGGTCCAGACACATAACCAACGTTCGTCCATTTTTTCCCTGATGGGACAAGTGGGTCATCTTCTCCGGCAAGTGCTGCAAGGAAACACCCAAACGCATTATCTTTACTGCTGAGGACGCCAGGTACGTTTTCCCAGACAATAATTGATTCTTTTTCTCCGCGTTGGCGGCGCATGTTGTCGATTGCATCGGCTAATTCCACATATGAAAGAGTTAACTGGCCACGGGCATCTGCCAGACCATTACGCAGACCAGCAACGCTGAACGCCTGGCAAGGGGTGCCACCTACCAGAATGTCTGGGGCTTCTACACTTCCGGAACGTACTAACTCGGCAATCTTTGTCATGTCGCCAAGATTGGTAACTGTTGGCCAGCGATACGCCAGAACTGCTGATGGAAATGGTTCGATTTCACTAAACCATGCGGGCACCCAGCCCAAGGACTCCCACGCAAGGCTTGCGGCTTCAATACCACTACATACTGATCCATATCTCATGCTGCACACCCCTTCTTAACTGGATACGCAGATAAAATACTTTCGATACGAGCAGGAACCAGTTCAGCGTATGCTGGGTTCAATTCGCAAAGAATAGCTTTCCGTCCAGTGGCCATGGCCACTGCGGCAGTCGTGCCACTACCACTAAATGGATCCAGAATCACACCGCCCACAGGACACCCAGCCAAGACGCAGGGTTCAATCAGTGCTGGAGGGAATGTTGCGAAATGCGCTCCGGCATAGCCTCTGGTTGCTATTGTCCAGACATCACGCCGGTTTCTGTGAGTGAGGTCCCAATCTGACTCTGGCCGATCGGGTCTATGCGTACCAACTGTTTGACCAGGTATAACCTGCTCTCTTTTACTTCCCTCTCGCTTGAAAGAATCACGCTTTGCCCGACTACGCCCCGATCTGTTATCCCGAGGATCAGCCTCAGATGCTCTGTTCCATCCAACGCCAGTGCCAATTGTTCTATTTCCACTGACAGACCGACGCCCGCCCTGATCGTTTTCGAAGGTTTTGCCATTACAATAGGCCCCTCCTCTAAATGAGTTTGCATTCCCCTTACTTGAGGCAACCGGTTCTCTGATAGAGTCCTTATCAAAGTAATACTTTGGTGATTTTGACAGCAGAAAAATGTACTCATGCACTCTTGTGCAACGGTCACGCACGCTTTCTGGCATTGGGTTCGGCTTGTGCCAAATGATATCCTGTCGCAAAAACCAACCATCATTTTGCAGTGCAAAAGCTAACCGCCATGACATTCCAGTAAGCTGTTTTTTCGTGTAACTATCCCCGATATTCACCCACAAGGTACCATCGTCACGTAATACGCGGCGCACTTCACGGAAGACTGCAATTAGCTTTTGGATGAACTCTTCCTGACTTTCCTCTAAACCAATCTGCCCTTCAACACCATAATCACGTAGCCCATAATATGGCGGGCTGGTAATGCAGCTATGAACGGACTGATCTGGCATTTTGCGCATTGAGTCTATGCAATCACCGATAAAAATCTGGTAATTCATTGCATGCCTCCTTGCGTGGTAGGAACCAGACGATAAAACCAAACCCGCTTGCCGCTATCATCGTTACGGACAATTTTGACCTGTTTAACCAACCCATGGCGGACAGGATTAATTTCACGCAGACGAGCACTTATAGCGGCCTGGGTATCACCTTCACCGGGGAACATCTGAGACATCAACTTTTCGAGTTCGCGCAGTGTCCGCCAATCAGCACCACTTGCGGCGGTGATCACGCGGTTTAACTGGCTGTTTGCATCACTTATACGGCCAGCTAATTGCATGGATCTTACTGCGTTATTGATACCAACCCTTTCGGCATCGGGTACGTGTGGTTTGATCACCATTACGCGCCCTCCCCAGCAAGCACTTTGCGGGTCCCGTCTGGTGCGGGTTGGGACACAATGCCTTCAGCCTGCATTCTTTCAATCAGCCATGCGGCACGGTTATAGCCAATACGGAGTTCACGCTGTAGCCCCGAAATTGAGGCTTTTCCTTTCGCCTTGGTGAAGTTCACTGCTTCTGGATAGCGATCATCATCGTCCCGTTCTACTCCATCCAAATCTACCCATGAACTGCTGGTTGCCTCGCCGCCCAGCGCATCCACTAGATGGGCAATCAGTGCGGCCAGTTCACCCGCCATCAAAATAAAATCGGCATCAAATCGCTGCGCGTAATCCTCGCGATCGATATCGTCGTTTTGCTCCAGAAGCGTGGCGCTGTATTTCACTCTCTTCAGGCTGCCATCATCGGACAACATAAAGCTAATGCGCCCCTGCCACTCCAACGCTAGCTTAGTCACCAGCTTACCGGCGGCGATATGCCCGCGGATCTCATCGCTGACTAAATCCTGATGCTTACTGCGCAGAATACCACCCTGCTCCAAAACGGCTTTTAACTCGGCTTCTTCCTGAAGCACCAACCCAGCAGGGGCAGCACCAGACCGTAACCACTCGGTTAACGTCAGTTCAATCGGGGTATTAAGTGTCAGAGGGACAACTGGCAGAGAACCCATAGTTTTGCGCAACAATGCCAATGCATTTTCAGCTTTCCGCGCGCTGGCAGCATCAATGATAATTAACCCGGCCCCTGCGTTAATCCAGATGGATGTTGTAGAGTATTTGCTAAAGGCCCGAGGCAATAGAGTCTGGATAACTTCATCTTTCAGCGAGTCTTTTTCTGTTTTTTTCAGTTTACGATGTTGCTCTTGCTCCAAACGCTCAACTTTACTCGCCAACTCACGAGCGATAACCGGGGCGGGTAAATCCTTTTTTTCACACTGCAATGTGATAAGGATTTGCTTGTTAGCCACATGCGCAAGCGTTGCGCTTTCGTTACCCATTGGCGATATCCAACCGGTTTTCGCCATATCCTGACTGCCGCACGGTGTGAATGCGAACTGCGCCATTTGCTCTTCCAAATCAGCGAAAGAAACATCGCGAGATAATTTGTAAATCAATACATTCTTGAAATTAATGCTCATTGGTCAGTCCTCGGTAATTTTATTATTTTGCAAACCGTGGTCGGCGGTCTGCTGCAATGACTCTTGGTATTTGTGTTCCAGAGACGCTTGTAGCCTGATACTTTCATCACGCCATGTGCTTTCTCGCGCCTCCTGATCCTGCTTAATTCTCCCCTTCAGTTCGTCTAAAAATTGTCGTATTTTTGTGGGTACTTCATTCCCAGCCTTCCCCTTTTCTGGCAACAACAACTGATATTTTTCGGCTTTAGGTCTGGGAAGCAATCCTGTTGTTACGGCCTGCTCAACGGTACGTTTTACTGTCTCTTTGTCCCATCCTTCAGACACTGACCATGACGGTGATCGGCCTGTCCCTTGCGCTGCCTTAGCCAATCGTTCATAAGCAGCGATAAAAGCCATACGTGCGCCAATTTTGTCGCCCTCCTGCATGATTGGCTGGGCAATACTCCATGCCTGGGCAATTTCATTCGTCCAAACCACGGTGTTAGCTTCATCTTGCGCGGGTAATGCCAATGCCCACGCCTCATTCGCTGAGAGCCAATCTGGTTTACCGTCAATATTTTGGATATTGCGGATAATATCGGCGGGCTTAGGTGAAAACCGGCCTTGTTCTGGATCTATCACCCAGTTGCTGAACGCTTGACGCACAGTTTCAATGTCGTATGGCAGTAAAGCATTCCAATAAATTTTTAGTACAGCCTTGGATCCGTCTTTGCCGTAGATCGCCAAAATAGCTTTCATGATCTCAGCAAATTCTCGTTTTTCAGTCTCTGCTTCCCGCATGGATCACCCCCCACTCCTGACAAAATCGTCAGCAACCTGTGCATTGCGGGCCTCCAGTGCTTCCTGACGACTCAGGCCGGTGTTACCCGCGTACTGACTCTGTGGCCGACTCCGATTTTGTAACCATTCAAATTTGAACCCCTGCCAACCGGCAGCCATAGCTTCCGCTAACGAATCATCCACCGACCACCCAGCCCCAGCCGCTTTGTTCAACTCCTTACCCAGCATGTTCACCACGGTCTGCGTCATCGGCGCTCGTTTTGCTTTTCGGTGTATTAGGTAGTCATCCCAAATCTCAGGACTCACCGCCATTGGGAAAGACGAAAAATCAAATAACGAACTTTTAACCGCCTTACGCTTGCGCTTCTCTGAAGTAGTCTCTGTTGTACTCTCTGTAATCTCTGTATGAACATCAGGGCAATTTGCCCCCTTCTGATGGGGGCAATCTGCACTAATGGATGGGGGCAAGTTGCTATCTCCATCAGGGCAATCTGCCCCCTTGGACTGTGGCAATTTGCTGTCACTGTTTAGTGCGTCACACTCATAGTGAATCGTGTAATAATTCGTCATGTTACGTTGCGCTTTTGCTAACTGCTCAACACGGACGCATCCCGATTTTTCCAATGACAAAAGTGTGCGTTTTACTGTATCAATGGACCAAAACGGGAACTGCTTTACCCACTCTTTATGTGTGTTGTAAACCCACTGAAGGCCTTCCTGTTCAATGCCTGAGTTAGTTTCTGTTAGCCAATAATTGATCTGCTGCAAAATAATGGCTTCATTCAGACCGATACGGGCCGCTAACTCTGGATTGATCACCAGTGGCCGATATTTAAATAACAAGCTCATAGATCCCCCTACGGCTGCTTAGTATCAGAGGGACTATGTTGACGGGAATAAAACGCCTGAGTCACCCCAGACAAAGCCCCTGTGATAGCCATACGGCGGGCCTCCTGCCCGTCAATAGCCAGTTTTTTACCCACAATATTGGCAATGAGTTCTACCGATTGTGTGGTTGTAGGCGTGATGTTAGTCATTGGGATTTCTCCTGTCTGATGGGAAGCTCAGGCAGCCACTCAGGTACCGGCAGTCCGGCGAGTTTTAATTCGGCATGAACATGAACCAGCATGTCGGGAGCTTCGGCAAACATCGCCAAAAATCCACGAATGGCGGCTACATTGGTTTCTACTGCGGGGTTGGATTCCAGCGCGTTGGCGGTACTTTTTATGGCCACTGCCTCGCTTTCTGTCCATCGGGTCTTAATCTGATCTTCACGCACGGTATGGAACGGTAAACCGTTCTTTCCCACCTTTTTGCGGGATAGCAACTCCCGCCGAACGTCAGATGCTATCGCAGCCCCTGCCGTTATAGCGGCAGGTTGATAAATTGTGGTCATTGGTCAGTCCTCTATCTTTACTGATGAGCTGGTTTGGTCAGAACCAGGCTAAGATTTTCCGGGTTGCGGCCATAGTCGGCCGGGTTGTAGATGTATGGGATGTTAGAAGATAAATGACACAACAGAGCAATATCTTCGGGCACTCCTTGAGATCGCCACTTACCCACTGCCTGCCCGGTTCGTGACTTACCTTTTGCAGGAAATCGGCGGCCAATTTCCGCATTGCTTCCAATTTCAGTTTTCAAAATATCATACAATTTCATGGATACCTCCTCACTAATCGTAACCAAAGTATCAGATTCAGGCAAGAGCATAACGAAAACAAAGTTTCCAAAGATAGTGTTACTTTGGTGTCAATTTTTAGCTGGATATAATTCAGAGGAATCAATGGCAAGTACTTTAGCTGAAAGGGTCAGCGAAAGAAGGTCAGCGTTGAATCTTAGTCAGGAAGAATTGGCAAGGAAATCAGGCGTGTCTAGAGTAGCTATAAGTAAAGCTGAGTTAGGGCTGACAAAAAACTTTAATGGCAATACGCTCTTTAATATTGCCCGTGCTCTTTTATGCAATCCAGAATGGCTTCAGACGGGAAAGGGAAATCCTGAATTACAATCCACATCCAGCGCTAATTGGGATGCGAATGTAAAAGAAAATAAAGACTCGCACCCATTACAATCCTATGAGTATCCCAAAATCAGTTGGGTTAGCGCGGGAAATTGGTCAGAAGCCATTGAGCCTTATAGTCTTGATGAAATAGACGAGTGGGTAACCACCACTAAGTATGCTGGACATAATGCCTTTTGGCTTGATGTTAAAGGGGATTCAATGACCTCTCCTGTGGGCTTAACCATTCCTGAAGGTATGTCTATATTAGTCAACCCAGATGTTGAACCCACCTCAGGTAAATTAGTTATCGCCAAACTAACCGATGGTAATGAGGCGACATTCAAACGCTACATTGAAGATGCTGGCAATAAATATCTCAAGCCTCTGAACCCCCAGTACCCAATGATAGAAATCAATGGTAACTGCCGAATTATCGGTGTTGTTGTTGAGGCTAAATGGGAAAATTTATAAGGAAAAAACAATGTATTGTATGAAATGCAGCGCATCAATTGAGCCACATAGCAAATTTTGTTCATCTTGTGGAACTCAAGTAAATCAGTTAAATCAGGCAAAGCCATCAGACCCTTGGGTCAGTGATTCACCTAAAAGACAACAAACCATTATTGATGCAAAACCTATCGCGACAACAGAAAATGGCGTTATGGCTTTTATCAAAAAATGGGGCACGAGAGCTATTATTCTCATTGTTGCCACTATTTTTGCTGTTCTTGGCAAAGATCTAGGTCGCGCGCTAACAGATAAATCAGATAATGCCTCAATCTGGGAAAAAGCCGTACCCGCATTTGCTGAAGAAAAAATTAAACTTGGCATCCCTAGACGTTTGGATGACAACACCCTTTTAACTGATATGTTTGTCAAAGACAAAAGCATTAATTACATATATAAAATCAATGATATGAGTCCTGATTACGAAACAATTGTACATGTTAAAGCCATTGCTAAAGAAAGTTTTACCCATGCACTATGCGACAATATTCTTATCGATAAATATCAAGGCGCTGCTAACTATATTTACCAATTCCCATCAAAAACATTAACCGCCACCTTTAACAAATCAGACTGCCCAGCCGTCCGCTAATATCCCCTCACTCCTCCAGAAAAACCACATGTAATGGTTTTTCACAACCATATCCGAAACTAAAGTATCAGATCCTGCTTGACGCAATCCGAAACTATAGTTACATTTAAATCCAAGAACAGGACTATCACCCGAAACAATGGGTACGCTCTTTAACAAACAGGTTAAGTGACACAAAACGGTCCGCGTGTACCGGTCACGGCTCAGCTAAACCACGAATTACCAGTGTGCCTTCCATGAGGGTATAGCGGTGATAGACACAACTGAGGACTGACCAATGGCCACCACATCTCGTCAAAAACGTATGGCAAAAAAACGTAATGCCCATATCCAGGCACTGGCAAATCGGGGAACTAACCGTGTTGAAAGAGCAGTATTAGTGATGGTGCGGAGTAAACTGATACCGGATATGCCAGCCATCACCAACAAGTCCCGCACTTCAGCAGATCCAGAGAAACGCATTGCAGCAGTTGCCCGCCAGAAGATGCGTGGTTGCAGTCAGTTACCTCGCGGCGTGCGTTAGGCGTTAACTATCAAGAAAGCAAAGTCAAACCATCGGAGCTACAGCTTAGGCTGTGGCTCTTTTTTTTACCTTTAAGGAACCAAAATGAGCAAATTATCAGCAATTAACATGCAGCAGATTGAATCTTCCCAGATCCATAGCATCGGCCATGACTCGGTAAGTAACACTCTGGCGATTCGCTTTAAGTCGAAAGGTGAACCTGCTGCGCTCTATCACTACAAAAATGTATCCGCTGATGAATACGCAGCGTTCTCTGGTGCCGAATCAATTGGCTCCCACTTCTACCGCAATATTAAAGCGGATACCGATCGTTATCCGTTCCAACGCATTAACGAAAAGAAAGACGACGAATAAGTGGTTTTACCGCTGCCCCTGTACGCGGGGGCTTCGGCAAAACCACTCACTGAGAACTACTATGAAAACTTTAATCTCAATCAACGCCGCAGACCGCCACGAAGCTCAGATGAAAGCAGAGCAAGCCGCCGAAGCACTCGACAAAGCGCACGCACTGGCTAACCTGATGAACGCGCATACCGGCCAGATGCCGATTGCCCAAATCACCGCTATCTTTGCGTGCAACCCACCACTAGCGGCACATATCCTCTGCAAAAAGGTTAGCTCTCATAATTGAATGAGAACACGTTCCGTCATCTGACCTTAAAAACTAACCGCGCCACGGATGACGACCTTCTGGGACTACCGATATGAAAAAGATTTATTTAGGAAAAGTGTTTGTTCCCGGCGCTTCTACAGTTGGTTACGGTCGTGTTCGCATTCTTTCTCGCAAGGAAGTTGGGCATTTATCGTTTCGCCCTATCGCTGTTGCGGTTCACTGGTGTTTGAGCGGTTACATTACTAACGAATGCGTAACTGAATCCTTCAGTAAGTGATTTTACTGCTGCCCTTGCGCGCGAGGGCTTCGGCAAGTTCACTTACTGAGCGTTATCAAATGACTCAAAACTCAATAATGCATATATGCATCAGAACCATAAACGACCATGAACAGTTGGTTAATAAACGCCGTCATGTATTAGGTGCTGTTAATTACTGGAGTGGCAACACAGCAGGAAATCACTCTCCCGAATATATCGCAGAACAAATTCAATTTTTCTCATCTGGTTTGGAATTGATAGATAAAAAATTGAGCCAGTGACATTAACCGGCGATGTGAATGATTAAATCCCCCCTGAAGCTATAGCGAGGTGCATCGTGAATGAATACAACTATCAGCGAATGGTTGAGCAATCGCTGGAACAGTATGACCGCCTATTAATTTCGGATCCGGATGAGCAAGAGGAGTTAGGCAAACGGATTGAGTTTTTACGCCGCCATTCAAAAATGCTCAATGCTTTTAAATCCGCTGTCCCAAATAGCTGTTTTGTTGCTGGAGCGAGTACCGGCCACCTTGAGTTACTTACCGAAACTGCCGCTATGGAACTTTATCTGGATGAGGTACAGGAGGAAATATTTCTCCGGGTTGCCAAGGCCGAGCGAGCAATGGAATTAGACGCCGAGAAAGACCACCTACTCCAATAAAGAGAAAAGCCCCAGCGATTAAGCCGGGGCTATCCCAGGAGTGCGGGACCAACCGCAAACCTACTGAGGACTGAACAATAACCACGAGGATTATTATCAGCGTGGTTGAGTGACCAAACCCAACCATGGGAAAGCATACCATGCCTATTGAATTCATCAAGACACTCCAGTATCGCCATCGTGTGACTGGTGACGACATTAACCAGTANCCCCGCCAGTCTGGCCTGAAATTCTTCTTCGCATGCGTTTTAGGCGCGTTCATGTTTCTTGCTATCGCTGTCAAAATTTGAGGGCTAATCAATATGACTAACAAAATCAACTTCCCCGAGGTAATCATTAAGGATGATGCGGCACCAGTCTTATATACCAACGGTGGATTAAAAGCATTTGTAGACCAAGCACGCCAAGCAGTTGAAAACGAAGTGGTAGACGCAACTACCAAAGAAGGTCGCGCTCGTGGTAAATCTTTGGCCAGACAGGTATCCAGTAGCAAAAATGCTATTGAAAAACCGGGCAGAGACTATTTACGGCGCTTGAAAGAAGCAGTTAAACCAGCAGAACAAGAGTTACGGTGGTTTGTTGATGAAATGGATAAGCTACGTGACAATGTTCGCCGTCCTGTTGATGAATGGGAAAGTAAGGAAAAACAAAGAATTGAAAAGCTAAATGAGAAACTTAGCTTTTTGAGAAATGCAGGCAACGTTATAGATGAGCTCGGTAATTTACAAAGCTCTCAAATAATCGAAAGCCGTTTAGAGACACTAAAAAATACAGTTATTGACGAAAGTTGGCTTGAAATACAACAAGAGTCTATTGCTGCAAAAGATGCCTCTGTCACCAAGTTAGAGCAGGCACTAATCGTTGCTCGTGAGAATGAAGCTCAAGTCGCTGAACTTTCCCGACTCCGCAGGGAAGCAGAAGACAAAAAACGTCATGATGAAATTGAACGGGTAAAACGGGAAGCGGCTGATTTGGCGAGGATAACCGCTGAAGCTGAAGCAGATCGAAAACTTCAGACTCAGCGCGATGCAGCGGCCAAGGCAGAAGCAGAGGCTAAAGCAGAAAGAGATATGCTTCAGCAGCAGGCCCTATTAGCGGAGGCACGGCGCAAGAAAGATATTGAAGATGCGGAAAATCGCGCACGCTTCGAAGCTGAAAAAAGCCAGCGTGAGCACTTGCAAGAAGAACAACGCCGTCAAGAAGAACAAAGCAAACGTGAAGCAGATAAAGCTCATCGCCAAAAAATATTTGGTGAGATCATGGATAACTTAGTTCAAGAAGCAGGAATTGACCGGGTTGCTGCCCGTGCAATTGTTGTTGCAATTGCCGCACGAAAAATAGCCCATACACAAATTAATTTCTGAGGTACTCATGAATCCGGGTATTTACTATGACATTCCAAACGAGACTTATCACTCTGGCTCTGGAGTGAGTAAATCAATGCTGGATATGGTCGCTTTAGATCCCTCACTTATTCAATGGCGGAAGAACGCCCCTGTTGATACAGATAAGCTCTCAGCGCTCGATATGGGTACAGCGCTGCACTGTGCATTACTTGAGCCAGATGAGTTTGATAACCGATTTATCAAAGCCCCTTTGTTCAATCGTCGGTCAACAGAAGGTAAGGAAAAAGAAAAAGCTTTCATAGCTGATTGCGAGGGTAGCGGGAAAATTATTTTAGATCATGAGCAGCACCGCCAACTAACGCTAATGCAGGGGAGTACTTTCGCCCATCCGGCTGCAAAATTTTTACTCGAAGAGGATGGCTTTTGTGAATCATCTATTTATTGGATAGATGACGAAACAAGCGAATTATGCCGTGTACGCCCTGACAGATATTTGAGAAACCGCCCTGTTGTTATTGATGTTAAGAAAACTGCTGATATGGAGCGTTTTTTTCGTTGGCATATTGAGGGTTTTCGTTATCACGTACAGGCTGCTATGTATTCAGATGGCTTTTATCAGCATTTTGGGGAGTGGCCACAATTTATATTCATCGTCGTCAGTGAAACTATTGACTGTGGTAGGTACCCAGTACGGGTCGTTAAGTTAGATACAGTAAAGATGGATCGAGGAAATCGTCTGTATCGAAACGACTTGATGACATATCACGAGTGTAGAGTTTCAAATAACTGGGGCGGCGTTGAAATTGTTTAAGAGGTTTAATTAACATGTCACAATTAATGATAATTCAGGAAAATCTATCCAAAGAACTTGAGCCAGCCCGTAATATTCTCCCTAAACACATTTCTTTTGACCGATTTGTGAATGCCGCCGCTGTCGCCCTTGCAAATAATGCTGACCTGTACTCATCAGAACCACAAAGCCTTATCAATGCACTTACTATGTGCGCCAAAGATGGGTTAATCCCTGATGGTCGTGAAGCGGCAATGGTTGTTTTTAATACAAAAGTAAAAAGAGACAATAAAGATATTTGGATAAAGAAAGCCCAATATATGCCCATGGTTGACGGTGTAATGAAACGGGCGCGGCAATCTGGCGAGGTTGAAATTATTGCTTCGCGTATTGTTTATGAAAATGATGAGTTTGACGCATGGATGGACGATACTGGCGAGCACATTCGGTACCGGCCGACGCTCAAAACTCGTGGAGGTTATCTCGGTTCATTCGCATATGTTCGAATGAAAACAGGCCACGTGCAATTCGAATGGATGAATCATGAAGATATAGAAAAAGTTCGTATGGCGAGTAAAAACAGCGATAGTGGCCCTTGGAAAGATTGGTGGGAGGGTATGGCAAGAAAATCAGTTATGCATCGACTCGCTCGGCGTTTGCCAAATAGCTCTGAATTGATGGAAATGCTTGAACGCGGCAATGAAATGAATTGGCAGAAACAACAAGAAGAACGCGACATAACACCCCAGAGCAATATCCCAGACACTATTTCATCGCTTAATAATGCCATCAATGGTCAACCAGAGGATATTTCACCCACTGAATATATTATGAGTGATGATGACCGGCAAATGTTCGATGACCTAATCTGGCAAATGGAGGAATGTCAGAACGCTAATGAATTGAAATCTGTTAGCGCTAAGGTTCGAACAATGCAAAAAGATCAAGCGAGTACCGATGAAGCTAATAAAACATATTCAGCAGTAAAACAACGCATAAGCAGCCAAGAAAGCAATATTTAGTATTTCCTCTCCTCTATATTAACAAGTTCCCCACAGGTAACCCATTATGACCACACAGGCCACCACTGCCAGTGTGCTGGAGTCATCCCTGCGTCCAGTTCGGGCGCAGTTAGACCTTGCCATTGAGCAGACTACCGGCACCACACAGCGCTCTATCGAGAGCGCGACTGTTTTACTCAACCAAACACAGTCCCTATGTATTGAACAACTCAATATCGAGACTGACGAATACAACCTTTTATTCGACCGTTTAGAGAAAGCTGAGAACGACCTAACCACGAAATCCTTGGCATTAACGCATGTACAGGAACGCATAGAAAGCGCTGACCTGGTAGCCGCTGAAGCGAATGCCCAGAGAGACAGTATTTCAGCCAAATACAACCTTTCAATTTCTGATCAACGCGTGTTGGCCACTGAAGTGAATCGGTTGAAATCACTTAACCCTGAAAAAATGAAAATCCAAATCGTGCGGCTGAAAGATGAACTGGACAACAAGCGCACGCTGTTAAACCAGCAATTGACGGAAATCCGGCGGTATAAAAAAGAGGCGGCAGAAAGAACCAGCAAACTGGCGGCCATGGTCAATGTTAACAACCAACTGGCTAATACTGTTTCAGACCTTACCGCACGGATCCAGCGCATGGATGGGGACGTCGAGCCCACTTATTACCGTGGTAATGATGGCACTGAGTTTTACTTTTACACCTTTCAGTGGGGGTTGAAGCTCCGCTCTGGTGATTATGATATGCAGCTTATTAACGATATTGACTGGCATATTGAAATCCGTTCCACCACGGGTATTGGCCTGATCGTCTCTGTTAATGAGTGGGCATTGCCGGTCTACCCCATGGTTGATGACTTCAAACGGAACTGGCCGGATGGCCTAACGCCTGCTGTTACACAGCGCATTCGTGACCTGATTGAACCAACTCACCCGCACCTGGTTAAGCGGGCGGAATGGGCAGAGTCTGTGCTTACCGAAACTCTCCCCTTGAAAGAGCAGTATTTAGAACTGCTGGCCCGCTCTGGGATCCATTCATTGTTTGATGTTGTTCGCCGAACGCCTGACATGTTGGCTAATGCAGTCAAAGGTTTCGGGATCGCAAGCGCTCGCCAAGTGCATGCTCAATGCACCCGAATCGTAAAAGAGTGGGAATCAGAGCAGAAACAGAAGGAAGCCGCATGATGGATGAGGAACTAAACCTGAGCACCGGCTGTTATTTTAAGGAAGATGACAGAGGAGACCACACCGCTTGCATAATCTGGTTAATGCGCAGCCGCGCAGAGATCCGCAGCGGGAATCCCTACCTGCCAATGCCAAAACCGATTTATCCCAGTGATGAACGATGGCGCGGCTTACCCCAGGTGGATACGGTCGATATCGGTATTCGTAAGCGCTACTCATTGGAAATTTTGTTGGCTATTTATCAGTTTCACCGCGCTGGCCACAATGAAAACTTGATTGCCAGCGATACCGGTATTCCGGTGACCACTATCCGCAAAATGCTGGAGCACAAAACCCAAAACCAGCGCAAAGCATGGCAACTGGCGCACCAGCTTCGCATCCCCTCCAAACGAGACATTATCAACCGGTTAATTAGGGAGATTTAGTTTTAGCGGAAAAACACACAGGTATGAGTAATCAACTTCGAAAAAATAAACTGAGGACTGACCAATGACCGATGAAAAACAGACAGCTAACCCTGCCCTTTCCGAACCCAAAGCCACCAGTCTAGCCGCCGATATTGCTGCTCATTGCTTGGCCTTCGAACAGTCGCCAGAATATTCAGCGATGATACAGCGACACGTTTCCAGCCTGTACGATAAGGCGATCAAAGAAACCTTCGAGTGGGGTGACTTCCCCCGCGCCGTCAAGAAAGCGCTAGAGGAAGCTCTGCCGGCCAACATCTCACAGATGGTCGATCTGCCGCGTTACAACATCCTCATGGCTAAGAAGCTGGAGGAAAGCTGGACGCTCAATGCGGTTGGTGAGCGAATGACTGGCAGTATGCAGAAGATGGTGCTGGATTTCGTCAAGTCAGAAGAGACGCCAAAATACATCAAAGCCTCCGATCTGTGGAAAGCCTATATCGAGGAACACAAGGGAGAAGCGGCCCACGAGGGCTGGGAGCGGCCAGAAGTGCTGATGGAAATGGGTGAGGGCGACGTATTCAGAGTGGGGATCGAGAAAGAACCAGCCAGTGAAAGTTCATCACTGTACAGCTCATCACGCAACAATAAAAAAACGCACGCATTCGAATTCACGGACAATTTCTATTTCATGCGCAAGGGTGAGTATGTTGATTCTAAAGGTCGCATGGACAAAATTATGCAAGAAGTTGATGGTTTCCCTGTCTATGAGCTGTATTCAGGTCAAGTAGACGGCGATGCATTAGGCAAAAAAGTAATCATGTTCCGTGGTGAATTTGAAAAGCTAGTTGGAGCACTGTACTACGGCGATAGCTTGCTCGTGTTAGACGAGTCTGATGCTGATGAAGTTTATTATCCCGACTGCTATTAATCAGGAAATGAGTATGTCTCAGGAACTGGCTTTGAAATTTAGCAACGCAGGTCCAGAGCAATTACTGGGCATACTCCCTACAGAAGAGGTGGTAGAAATAATAAAGTTTCATTTACAAGAAGAGGTAGAAGCGGAAGTTCGTGGCGAATTCACCGCCCGCATTGATTATCTGGAAAATGAAGTAGATGAGCTTAGTGGGTGGGAAAATACAGCCAACGGATGGGAATGTGATGCCATAGGCCTGTATCGTGCTATTGAGCACGCATTAACGGTCCCATGGAGCCAAGCAATACCGTTACTCCAAAAAGCAATAGAAGAGCATGGTGGCGATATTGAGCCAATACCATGAAAATCGCAAAAGGCCGGGCGGCGGTATGGGAACACGCTGCCGAGGCCAATATGCAGGAAACCATCAGGAAGATTGCAGCATTATTTGATATTGATGATATTGCCATTTTCACCCCCGGTAAGCTGACCTACCTCAAAAATAAACCCCGTAAATATATCCGTATCAGGCCATTAGAAAGTGATGTGGTTATCAATCCAATAACTGGCGCTCATAGCGCTAAGAAGGGAACGTGAATAAAGGTTCTAAGTTAAAGCACCCAAATGTCATTACTGTTAAAAAGCAGGTTAATAAAGTAAATACTTGGTTTAATCGATTTAAATAATTCCACCCTCTCAACTCCCAGTCATTACTCATTATATATCACCCCACAGTCTGGGATTTATTTATTCAATCAATCAATCAATCAAGGAGTAATCCCATGTTTGGATTGTTTCTATACGTCTGTTTTACATTTCAGCCCTGCAAATATGAATCACAGGGATATATATATCCTGACCAAAGTAATTGCCTTGCTGACATCCAGCAAGAAGGTTTGCCGCCTGAATATGTTTGTTTGCCAGTTGAAGGCGTTTTAATGGCGAGGATAAAGCAATGAGCAAAATAATATCGGTAAAAATGGCAAGGCCCAGTGAAGATGAAGTGAAATCTCTGTGGCAACTCTTTCACGCCACTGAAGCAGCAGAAGACCGCTGGCACAGAGAATCATCCGCGCAATTTTTAGAACGCTTTGACGATCAAGAAATCAGTGACGAGGAGCGCACATTTATTGCCGTTGCGTGGGATTCCCTGGTACAAGGCCACGGCGGCTTTGGACGCTTCATGGGGGCTTATGACACCCTGATATATAATTTCCAAGATCCAGATGCTGACCACGTTGCAACACATCCTAAATTTAATGCTCTTCTGACGGAATCAGAGCTATTACCAGTGGTATTTGAGGGTTATCACGAGGCTAAAAATACTATTGCAGATCTGGAAAAAAAGAATCAAATGTTGGCTATTGAAAACATGGTGTTGCAAGAAAAAGCAGCGCGGGAATTATCCGGAGCGTGGATCATGAACCGGCTAGTTGTTGGTTCAATCGCAGCAATTTCACTTATTCACGCCGGGCAATTTACCAGCGCAAAGGATTGGTTGCTGGAAAATATGGAGGGTATAGATATTGATATTCCTACCTATCAATCAGACACACAATTAAATGAATGGGCCAAAAGTCAGCAAGAGGGGTATTTAACCCACACTCAAGCACTGGAAATTATTAAGCAACAAATACCAGAAACGGCGCGGGTAATTAATGAATATCAGGCGCAGGGAGTTGAACTGGCAGCGGATGGATTCCACAAGTCGGTATTCTCTGCAATTGAAGAGGATGGAGTGATCAAGTCTCTTTTATATATCAAAGCTGACTTAATACAGTTCGCCGCCAACCTGCGAGGTGAGCATAATGTCAGATAAGGAATACTGCTATCGCTATGTAGATAGTAATGACTCGAAAGGCCGACCAATCGTAATGCTGTGGCAAATGGTAATTCTACGGGAGACAGAAAAGACATTTTGGTACTGCCCTGACTACCCGAACATGAGTCTTGAGCAAATTATTAAATATCAAGGTAGACCGGGGAACCGTCAAGTTAAACGCAGTCTTAAAAATGCTGCCCGTTCCCGCTATCACTACACAAAAGAAGAAGCATTAAAGGCTTTTATTTACCGCAAACAATATCAGTTAGAACGAATCCGGCTAACAAGCGAAACCGTGTCGCTTTGCCTTAAAGGGATAGGTGAGGCTGGTTTTGTTGAAATCAGTAAAGACGGTGAATTCAACAGTTTTAGCAACATTCTATCTGTTCCCGAAAAAGACTTTCGCGCGGCAGAAGAAGCTGGAGAAGTAGCCTCGACGTATCGCTGGGGAGAATATTGATGAATAACATCGACGAAGAGACAGAACCATTTTTCATCTATGGAGATGACTTAACGGACATGGTTCTGACCGTACAACAGGCCGGAGAGGGGAATGCAGATGCTGAGTAAAGAGCCGGTACGAATTCGGCACAATTGGGATTCAGCAGTAGTAGCCGAATGTGATTTTTGCAGTCACACAAAAATGACTGTTCCACGCGCCGACAGTGGGCGTATTTGTGCTTCATGTTGTGATTCTGAGTTTTTATCAAGTTGGCAGGGTTACGCGAAAAGTCTGGAGACTGAGATTCTATCACTGCGTGAGCAATACAAATCACAGAGCAATGAACTTACTGCAATGACAGCAGCAGCTCAAGCGTTGCGTGATGAAATGTATAAATGTGATGCGAAATTAGAGGCCCTGGCAGCGTTACCGCCGGTTGGCGGGGTCATCAGTAAAAAGCTGATTGGCTGGAGAACGGAGGATTATACGCACGAAACAAATAACATTGAATTAGCCCGAAACTGGGCACCAAATGTTGGTGTTCTTCCGATATTTGAGGGCGATATTAATACCAGTATTTCCACTACCACGATTGACACCACGCCGCTGTATTAATATTCAATAGATGTATCACTAAAACATAGCCCCTTACCACCACAGACCAAACGACCATAATAGGGCGCAGCATCGTTGCGTCCTTTCCTACTGAGGAAAGACCAATGACCAAAATACTGACTCGCACTGAATTAGAAGAGATCACTGGTTTTGTACAACCCAAGAAACAGTGTGAATGCTTACGTGAAAGTGGCATTTTTTTCATCGAGCGTAAAGATGGTAGACCTAGCACAACATGGGCGCATGTTGAGCACCCTATCTCTTCCCGCAATATCATTCATAGCATGCCTGAAGACCAACCTAATTATGGGGCTATTTAATGTCACGTCCACGCAAGAACCCTGCAGATAACTGGATGCCTCCACGGGTTCGTAAAGGCAAGTCTGCATATGAATTCAGGGCAATAGACGGGAGAACAATCCGTCTATGTAATTTTGAATGCAGTCAGGCTGATGTCTGGGTTGCTTTTGAGAAATTAATGATCAACCAAAAAGAGGATTCGACATTTACTGGTTTGATTAATGAGTTTCTATTGTCAGGTGATTTCTGCGAACTGGCCTCCGAAACGCAAAAGGATTACCACAAATACTCATCAAAAATAATTGCAGTGTTTGGGAAAATGTCTCCCGACAATATAAGACCAGAGCATATTCGAAAGTATATGGATAAGCGTGGAGCAAAAAGCAGGGTTCAAGCAAACAGGGAAAAATCCTTCATGTCGAGGGTTTTTCGCTGGGGATATGAGCGCGGGAAAGTAAAGTTAAATCCTTGCCAGGGGGTCAAGCAATTTAAAGAAAAAGTTAGAACTCGTTATATAACCGATGAAGAATACACCGCCCTTTACGATACCGCCCCATCGGTCGTAAAAGTGGCCATGGAGTTGGCTTACTTATGCTGTACCAGGCAAGCGGATATTTTGGACATGAAGAAAGGGCAGTTACTGGAGAGCGGCATACTTATACAACAAAGCAAAACTGGCGTTGCCCAAATTAAAGCTTGGATACCTCGGTTGCATGAGGTTATACGACTAGCAAGCACCCTCCCCTTAAACAGGGGCGTTGTGAGCATCTACTTGTTACACCAGCAATCAGGGTCACGTTTCACCCGTGATAGTTTTAATGCCCACTGGATGAAAGCAAAAAAGGCAGCAACTATGAAGTATCCCGAACTGGAATTTAATTTTACGTTCCACGATCTAAAAGCAAAAGGCATCTCAGACCTAACTGGTTCGCTATATGACAAGCAGGCAATCTCAGGACACAAAAACGCATCACAGACAGCGCGATATGATAGAAAGATTAATGTAGTTCCGGTGGTGGGAGGTCAAGATATGGCGAAGTGATATGGCGAAACAATGGTGAAGTGGGATTTTAGTCACAAAAAAACCGCCTCTCGGCGGTT